AAGAGTTTTTAGAAATAGTGGGGATTATGATGTCCCATGTAGGTTTATAGATGCTTCTCAAAAAGGATATGCATCAGACCCAGATGAGGTTACTAGGGCTACATCAACAGACCCTGTTTTTTATATTGAAAACAATAAACTAAATGTATTACCTGAGAGTGGTTCTTGTAAATATGATGAGGTTCAATACCCAGCTGTAGCTTTTGGTGATTCTGCAATATCTGCTTTTCCAGATGAAGCTGAACATTTAGTTGTATTATATGCATCTATTAAATCACTTCAGAATGTTTTAGGAAATATTTCTTCTAATTCAGATATAACAACTGCATTTGGCTTGTTAAAAGCCGCTGTAGACCAAGCTGAGACAGCCGGTGATAAATATGAAAACGCAGATTCTGAATCTGTATTTGGCGATGAAAGTACTTTTCTTACTAATGATTCTCAACTAACAAGGGTTAAGAGTGCCTTAGATAATGCTGAAGGTTTAATAGATGGTAATGAGCCATCTTCAACCACAGATGCATATGGGGCATTGGCTAATGAGGATGTAGAGCTAGTGTCTGCGGCAATCAATGTTGCATCAGTTGAAATATCTAGAGCTCAATCACACTTATCTGAATGGGTTGCTATTGGGGATATGAGGGCAAAGGAAATAAACTCAGCACTTGCAGAGGCTCAAGGCTATGCTAATGAAATACAGGCTAGGTTATCTGTTGACTCATCCCAGTATGGTTGGTATGAAAAGCAACAGGCTAAATTGCAAAGTGATTATGACACCGGTATGCAGAAACTAATACAAGGGAGTTAATTGTGTCTGTCCATAAAATAAGCGTTAAAAATTTAATAAGTAGAATTAGGATGACTTTTCCAGATGCACCAGAAGCTTATATATTAAACTTAATAAACGATGCATTAGTAGAAATAGGATTATATAAAACTAAAGTATCCCATGCTAAAATATCTACAGTTGCAGACCAGATGTACTATGACTTAGCAGATGGTGCAGAAGATTCAGATGGTAATAAACTAGAAGCTAATCAAGTATTCAGAGTTTATTTAATGGATAGTGAGGGTGATTATATACAAATACCTAGACTTATTGATAAAGATTTATTACTTGCAGATATAGCAAGTGAACCAAAATTAAACACACCAGATTAAAATGGCAAGCAATATAAAATATCCAGAAAACCAAGCAATGTACTTTATCGAAGGCGATAAATTAACCTTATTAACAAATGTTGATTCTGATGGTACTCAGAGAACTACTTCTAGAAAAAAACTTAAGGCTATATCTGAGTCAGTTACTGATGGAATATTAATTCATTATTACTCAGAGCCAAATTCGGTTACATCTGTAAATAGTGAAATAGATATAGATAATGCTTTACAACCAGCTATAGTTGACTTTGTAAAAAAATGTTTATATATGGATAAGGCTGGTTCATCTGGAGACTTAAGTGCATCTCAAGTATTAATGTCTTTATCTATGCGACATGAAAAAGATTTTAACAATGCTATAAAAAGATTTGGTGTACGTAAAAAAGATAAAACAGGTGGTACTAGAGTAGTTAAAGTACCAAACTTAATTTAAACAAACTCATATAGGGACATTCTCGCCCCGCAAGATGAGTAATTTTCAAAGGAGAAAATAATGGCAAACCTACAAAAACACAGAGCTCACGAATCATTAAATATAGAATCAGCGGCTGACTGGCAAGTACAATCAGCATCTACAGCAGATTCAGATGGTGTAGCAGTTAATGTTAGTGGATATAGTACAGTTCACTTGCAATCAGATAATGATTTTTATTTTAAATTTAATACAACTGGAACAGATAGCGATATAAGCACTAGTAATGATTTATATTTAAAAGGTGGAGATAATATTAATTCAATTAAAATTCCAAAAGGATTAGGTGATACAGTATATCTAATTATGGAAAGAAAAGGTAGTTCTGACGCAACTGTTAGAATTGTACTAGCTTAGGGGGTATAA